CCTCCCATACCAGACATCACACGCAGGACGTTGTAGTTCACGGCGAAGGTCTTGATCACACCGCCATAGGTGGAGGTGAAAGACAGAACGGCGGTATCGATTCTCGACATATTCAGGGTCCCCGAGGGTTGGTGTTCCTGAGGTTTGAGGGCAAACGAGTACACATTGATTCCGGTGTTGTTGGGGATGTTGTCGTGGTGTTGGTAAGGCTGGACCAGGTTGAAGTAGTCGCCATCACGAGCAGTGAATCGGTCGTGTCCGTTCAGCTGGAGCTTGGCGGCAGTCATGGTGTTGGATCCATTCCAAGCAAGGTTGGGATTGACTGTGCTGACGGCGGTACTAACACCATCGGCATTCACATAGTTGTTCCAAGCGTTGGAGGCAGGGGTGGATCGCTGGAGAACCCAAACCAGCTCCTTGACGGGGTGGTTGAAGTTCAGCTTGATGCGGTTGGCCGAGGCAGTGATGGACTCGGATCCAGTGAACTGCAGCTGTTCGATCAGGTACTCGTGGGAGAGCTGAGCGAATCGGCGACGCTCGTCGGTGTCCAGGAAGACATAGTCCACCCACAGGGAAGCTGCGGACAGAGATCCAGTGACGGTTCCTACCTTGGATAGGTTGGCGAGGGTCTCGAACTGGATGTTGATCTTGACCTCGTGGTATTGGAGGGCGATCAGGGGCAGAGCAAGTCCGGGGTTGCGGCAGAACCAGAACTCCAGGGGCACATACAGAGTAGGGGTAGCAGGGGCATAGGCATCAGCTACATTGGGGGAAGCACCAACCATCTTCTGGTACCCGAGCTTCTTGGACTGAGGTAGGGTTAGCTCGTTCCAGATGTACATCCAGTCGGGGTAGTGCTTGTCGATGGACTGTCCACCGATCTCCAGCTCAACATAGTTCATCAGAGCGAGACCAACATAGTCAACCCACTTGGTATTGACTGCGGTAGTGGGCAGGGTAACCTGGAGGTAGACACGGTGGATCAGATCACCGTTGCGGCTGATCTGGCAGGTAACACGCTTTCCGAAGTCAGCGGATCCACTGAAGGTCTGTTCAATGCTCTCCAGAGCAAAGTTCGTGTGGCGTCGGTAGACGACCTTGAAGAAGGTGATCTGGGGATCACCAGTCAGGTAGACATCTTGAGCACCGTAGGCAACGAGTTGTAGTAGACCACCTCCCATTATAGCTGTGTATACTATTAAATAAGAAAAAAATTTTACAGAAAATATGGCGCACTTGTATTTAAGCGCTTCCCTTTGAATTAGTATAATTCACTTTATTGTATGTTTAAAGAAAGATCAACAAAAAAACGGATAACAACAACCGATCATTCAAAAGAAACAACACTTGATGCAAAACATCAACAAGTTGTCAGCGGTCTAATAGATAAATATGGACGATTAGAGGATTATATAAAACAATGTCAAACGATAACTGAAGATCGCAGTAGATGGCGTAATGAAATATCAACTATGCAGAATGATAATTTAATTGACACCATTTCGTACGATACGGCTTGGACGAGCAATTTATGCCTTACAGACCAATTAGTAGGTCTTGAGCGAAAAATAACAGAATTGAAGTCTCATAAAGATGAAATTGAATATTATGAGAATACGGCAAATATACTTTTTGAATACTACGAGCTTATAGAAAACCAAGAAACACAACCGTCAAATACGAAACATTTAACACCGATCCGGCCAACGAAGGGTAAAAAGAAATTTTTACCTGTCACTTCTAAAACGATACTGGAAGCTCTAAATATTCTGGATCCAGAACGCCCGGTTGATCAACCTGGTACCGAAAAGATCAATATGAATCATCATGGACAAAAAACGAAAGATAAAAGTACGCTGGTGGATGAATATTTAGCGAGTATTGATCCAACCCATGTCCGGCGGGTAAATAATGAGGTGTCCGGTAATTGTCCAATATGCTCCTTGTCGCTTATATGTCTTCCGCAGGATGGAATTCTTGTTTGTACCGATTGCGGTTATCAAGAGACCTTATTGGTGGAACAGAACCGACCAATATACAAGCAGACTTCCAAAGAGGCATCCCACTTTTCTTATAAGCGTATCAATCATTTGAATGAATGGATTTCACAAATCCAAGGCAAGGAATCAACCGATATTCCGGAGGATATATTTGAAAGGATCTTGGGCGAGATTAAGAAAGAAAACATCATGGATCCAAAGCGTATTACACACACCAAGATGCGCGAGATTTTGAAGAAACTACGCCTCAACAAATACTATGAACATATCAACTATATTATCAATCGTATCAATGGACAACCTACGCCTCATTTTCCACCGGAGATTGAAGAAAAGCTCCGCACGATGTTCAAGCAGATACAGCCGGCCTTCCTAAAACATTGCCCGAAAGACCGCAAGAACTTCCTATCCTATTCCTATGTATTATACAAATTCTTCCAACTGCTCGGGATGGATGAATATCTACGATTTTTCCCACTGCTCAAATCACGAGAAAAGATCTTCGCACAAGAAGTCATTTGGAAAGCCATCTGTAAAGAGCTCAACTGGGAATTCATTCCCTCGGTGTAGGTCAAAAAACAAGACCTCTAAAAATTATTATTTTTTCCTAATTTTTTCAATTAAATTCAAAATTTACAAAAAATTGAAATATATCAATAAATTATATATTAAAGCAATACATAAAGCATTCAACAATCAACAAGCAATCAACAACAAGCAATCAACAACAATGGCCAATACCAAAGTTCGTGTTTCTCCCTCTGAGAGCGCCACCGAGTTCGAGAGTGGAACGATCCGTGCCGGCAACGATGGAAACGAGTATATCATCACTCTTGACAAGAACGGCAAGCACCGATGGTCCAAGCACAATATGACCAAGCCCGCCAAGCCCACCAAGAAGCAGATCGTGGAGCCTGAGACTATCCAAGAGCAAGAGCCTGTCCAAGAGCTCAAGAAGGCGACCAAGACCAAGAAGGTGAGCAAGAAGCAAGTTAAGGAAGTGGAGCCTGTTCCTGAGCCAGAACAGGAGCAAGTTGCCGAGACGGAAGAGCCTATGAAGAAGAAGGTCAGTGTCCGAAAGGCGCCGATGGAACACGCCAAAGATTTTGAGGAGGGCTATGAGATGCTGGGACAAGATGGCCATGTTCATATAGTGAAGGTCGCCAAGAATGGTGTCAAGCGATGGGCGCACGCTAATTAAAACAAAAACAAAACTAAAAAATTAAAAAAAACCAAAAAACCAAAAACAAATACTAAAAAGCAAAAAGCTTTTTGTATTTATATTTTATCCCGGGAAGCCAATCAATTGGAAACCAGCACCGAGTCCAATACCCTGACGAACAGAGGGAGCTATCGCAGGGGCAACCAAATCGAGGACTGCGAAGATGGCAGCTGCCACCAGACCAAGGGTGACAACATCACCGACGGCCATTGTTTTAGAAGGCAATATGGCGGCAACAATACCAACCACGAGACCTTCAAGGGCATACTTTACGAGACGAACAATAAGTTCTTGGGTATCAAAGGAGTAATCCATATCTTGCTATAATAACTTGCTATAATATTCTAAGAAATTTTCAAAGGTGTTGCCTATTTAAGATTTTGGTTTTACAATGATTTATAAGTAGCAATGACTGAAAAGAACCCCGATGTTATCTATACTCGCGATGTTGATTACCTAGATGAGGATAAGGCTATCCGTGGACAGAATTATGTATGTGTTTCCTTTATCTCCCCCGAGGATATTCTGGCAAACAAGGAAGTTTACCATATTGGAAAGTTTTTGAAGAGCTTCTCTAAGGATATGGATAATCTTTTGCGATCTCTAAAGATCAAGTATCCTGCCGATGAAGGTATCATTGACAGTGTTCGAGAGGCGAACAAGTTCATTTTTGACGAGAATGATATTCAGGAACAGTTCCGTTTCTTTAAGGATATAAACAGCACCGAACTGGATAAGGAATTCCGTGAGATGAATGATTTCCGCACTTCTATGCGCGGTATCAAAATCCGTGGCGTGTTTGACACCTTGAAAGAGGCACAGAACCGTGCCGATTTCCTGAAGAAGGGTGGTGACAAGTTTGATATTTTTGTTGGTCAAGTTGGTGTATGGTGCCCATGGTCGCCAAATCCCAATGATCTGGAGGATGTTCAATATGCTGAGGCCCAACTCAATACGCTGATGGCGAAATATAAGGATAATACCGTTCAAAAGGATATCTTCTTCGAGGAGCGTAAGAACGAGAAGATGGAGAAGGCCCGAGTGCAAGTTGAGAAGATGAAGTTGGATAACGCCGAACTTGCGAAAAATACTGCCACTCTTGAAGACGCGGATCCTTGGCTGAAGCGTAAAGAAAACGAAGCAGTTGTATCTGATGCGGATATTGCCGGACCATCCGGACCATCCGGATCATCTGAACCCGCTGCTTCGTCTGAAGAATAAAAGAATTCCCTCTCTTTTGAATAGAGGATACTTCCATATTATATCATATAACATAAATCGTAAAGTATGAAAGCAATAGCCGTATTTTTATTGTTTCTAGGAATGTTTCTTGTTGTGCAAGGATATTATTCAGAAAAGTATAAGTGTATAGGAGATGTGACAAAGGTAAAATATGTACCGCGTACAGTGTATGAGGAACAACTAAATCCAACAGAAAGTGTAAGCAGGCAATTCAAGAGTATGTTTGACGATATTACAGAATATCCTGCGGGTCCCAAATAAATATATCGTCATGATGGTGATCGTAATATTTTTATTTTTATTTTTATTTAGTAATATTAACTATTAAATATGTCATTAAATTTTCCTATCGCCGGTCAAGGAATTTTCGTTTTTAAACAAATCTGCCCAGCTTCAACCAGTGATTTTCAAATATTAAATTCGGAAGGAACAAACGGGCTTAATATTCAATTTACAACGAATAGTGTTATCGTTACCGAAATTCAAACATTGAGACATTGTTATGATGCTCAAAATAATCAAGGACTTTCTACCCATAATGGAGCCTATTATTGGTTTAGTTTAGATGCCCAAAATCAACAACTCTATGCTGGTATTGGAGAAGCACGCATGGAAACAACAATCTATTCCTATTTATATCCAAATTCAGACAAAAATGAATACGAAAATACCAAGAAATTTTTGGAATCTCTAACACATATATCTTTCCCCGTAGATATTGAATGCATACGAATGGTTAAGGACCCGATCACACAGAATGTTCCATTGTTGGTAAAAAATAAAAATGAGATTACCATGGACGATATCGCTTCTGGAAAATATATGCCAGTTGCCAATCTTCCTCCCGTTTGTCAAAACCTATACAATTGTATCGCGGGAGAGAAATTTGTTCTTGATACACCTGATTTTCCAGATTTCACGCAAGCAATTGAATATAGTATTAGAACACCTGGGAAATGGTGTTATCAAAAATTATTAGACAAGAGCACTGAATTTAATCCAGATAAACCAGATTTATTAGAGACCTATCTTCGTATAACATTGGGTCATAATAATGGTGAATCACCTGGTATTCCCTATGTTATGGAAATATGGCCCGTGGGACATTATTCGCCCATACATAGTCATGCGAATGCAAACGCTATGATTCGTGTTCTAAATGGCGAGATTAATGTAAATCTATTTCCATTCCTGTGTGGAGAAAAAGATGGAGTACCTCCGTTTGGCTTCTCTTCCTTCAAAAAGGGAGATGTTACATGGATTACACCTAATTTAAACGCAACGCACCAATTGAAAAATCTGGATACAAATACATATGCTTGTATCACAATCCAGTGCTATATGTACAGCATCGGATCAAAAACCCATTACGATTATTTTGATTATTTAGATGATACTGGAGGAATACAACAATATGAACCTGATTCTGATATGGATTTTATTCAGTTTAAAGC